TATCTATTGGTTGTGCTATCACTATGGCCGTCACCGTGCCTACTCCTCCCCTTCTTGCCTTGTACCCAGTTTGGATTACAGGTTGTGCTATATACGCTTGGTGTGCTTATAGTCGTCGTTCCTTTGGTATGCTCGCTAATTACATCTTGCTCACAACCATCGACACCGTTGGACTCATAAGGATGCTAAATGGATGATGATAAAATAGTAAGTTTTACCCACGATATTGACACAGTCATTACCAAATATCAAGAAGACTTTTCCGCCGCTGGCATTTCAGGAATATTGTTGAGTCGTGTGACATTGTTAATGAGTCACGACACTGAAGTGGGCAAAGAGTTGCTCAAATTTGTCTGGAACAAGCTAGACGAGTTGGAACAAAGCAATCCGGGTCAATTTTTGTAGTTGACACATTGACTGCTTGGCAGTACAATTAAATCATCACACAAACGAAAGTAACTATGTTACATATTTTTGAATCAAGCAAACCTGGCGCCTACGGAGAAGATCGAAAGGCTAAAATTAAAAATTATAACTTGCCTATTTTGCGCCATATGTGGATGGGCAGTCGAGATAAGGAGCTAACTTGTGCAATAACCGGCTTGCCAGGTTTTAGAACAGACGTACCCGATATAGTAACAGGGTTGCCTAAAACTAGATTTACTCTAGAGTTTAATCATATTAGACAAGAAGCTTATGTTGCTAGTCATGCAGGCATCAGTAAAGATAAATGCGGCACACCCAGTGCAGTATTCCGCGGAACATACTTAGATGCAGATTATGTTTCGGACAAAATAAACTTAATCGAATTCATGTGCATCATGCCAGTGAATAAAGAATATCACAAGTATATTAGTCAAGACAGTGCCAAAGGTAACATTACATTGCAAAATTTTCCCAAAGATAAATGGACATGGGTATTGCAAAATAAAAAGAACTTTAATCAATTTATTCAAGACATGAATTTAAACGGATTAGAGTACAATGATATGATAGATCATTTAAGTGACATCGATCATCCTAACATTCGAAAACGTTTGAAATACAACACTGTTCCGGATACTTGGTATCTAATTTAATTTAGAAGTAAATATCTTCATGCGAATACTAGTAACAGGACATGAAGGATTTATTGGTCGTAACATGCTGGCCTATCTCAATCAAGAGGAAGGCTGGCATATTGACGGATGGGAATGGGATCCTAAAGAGTTCCCAGATGTTGCCGCTTACAACTGGGTTATACATCTAGGAGCAATAGCTGACATGACTTGCACAGATGTAGAAGCAATCATGAAACAGAATTTAGAGTTCAGTCAGTGGTTGTTCAACGAGTGTAATCATCATGGTGTAAATCTACAATATGCCAGCTCAAGCAGTGTTTACGGTGACAGCAAAGACTTTAGTGAAACAGCAACACTACATCCACAAACTCCTTACGCATGGAGCAAGTACCTATTTGATCGTTGGGTGTTTCAACAGCCCATCAATGTTTATGTGCAAGGATTCCGTTACTTCAATGTTTACGGCAAGTGGATGCACTTGAGAGGTAGACGTGCCAATGCTATTGTTAAATGGCGTGACCAAGCACGTAAAGAAGGCAAAATAACTGTATGGGAGAATGCAGAACATGTTAAGCGTGATTGGACTTGGGTTGGCGATGTTTGCCGTTTACATATTGATTTCATTAAAACAGTCAATGGGTCAGGAATCTGGAACTGCGGAGCAGGACTAGCACACAGCTTTCTAGACATAGCCGAAGAAATAGCAGAACAAGAGGGTGTAGAAATAGAGTACGAACCTGTTCCGCAACAGGAACTAACACGTTTTCGTAGCAAAACCTGTGCTGATTTGAAACATCTAAAAGAAACTGTGGGTAAACGCAAGTGGTTAAATGTATTTGAGTATTTAAATCAATAAATACACTACTATGAGAGCAACAGATTTCCTACCAGAACAAGGCAAAGCCAGTAGAGGTTTATGTCAAAGCGGCAAACCTGACAGCCAGTTGGGTGCCAGTCAATTGGCCAGTTGTAAGAGTCAGGGCCTACGAGCAAGGGACGGAGAAAAGAGTCACTTGATTGGACACGGCGGAAGCAGTGTCCGAATCACAGTTGGCGGCAAGAAGATCAAAGGTAAAAAATACGGTGGACCTTTGCCAGATTACGGAACAAGAAAGGGTCAGCGATGAAAGTTACAGAAATACTTTCAGAAGGCGGCCTAATTGCTGATTTTCTAAATAATTTAGCAAAAGGTTCTAAAGAGAAACCTGCCGCTAACGATAAAGATGTCCGTCCTGATGTTATAAACTTACAAAAAATGTTAAAGAGTCGTGGATACGATTTAGGTAACTATGGACCAAACAAAGATGGTATCGATGGCATTATGGGATTTTATACTCAACAGGCACTAGATGCTTATAGAAATAAAACTCCTCCTGCGGAAGTTGAAAAACCTACAATTGTTTCAAAAGACAAAAAAGAATTAGAAATGTCTGGTAATTTTATCATGCCACTGAAAGGAAAGATTACTTCGTTGTTTGGCAAAAGGAAAGCACCACTCCAAGGAGCAACTAAAAATCATCCAGGAGTTGATATTGCGGCTCCAATAGGAACTCCAGTCAAGGCACCAGAGAATGCTGTAATACAAAAAATCTCAAATAATCCAACAGCTGGGTTACACATTAATTTAGGCAACGGTAAAGGAGTGTTGATGCATAGACTATTACACTTGTCCGATGTTAAGGTTAAAGAAGGCGACATTGTCAAACAAGGCGATGTGATAGCATTGAGTGGCAACAGTGGTCTAAGCACTGGCCCACACTTGCATTGGGAAAGATACGAACAAGGAAAGTTAGTGGATCCACTGGCCTAATATATTATGAGATTTACTGAATTTAAAATTACAGAAGCGGTTGATAAAGAAGTAATGGCTTTACAACGAGAGCTTAAGGCTGCTGGAGCAGATCTTGGAACATTTGGACCTAAAGGTGATGGCATTGACGGAAGACTTGGCAAATATACTCGTAGAGCCGCTGAAGCACATCCTGCAATAGCATCTAAATATACCAGCGTGTTAGCCCGTCCAGATAGCGTTGATGCACAAAAGATCGATACTACAACAATACAAGATGCAGACTTTAAAAAGAAATTAGAAAAAGTAGCCACTGCATTAGGTGTTAGATCCAGCGACTTGATTGCTATCATGAAGCAAGAGTCTGGAGTCAATCCACAGGCACGTAATCCAAGTGGTGCAACAGGACTTATCCAATTTATGCCTGACACTGCAAGACGTTTAGGAACAACAACAGACGACTTGTACAAAATGGACGGTGTGCAACAATTGGATTATGTTTATAAGTATTTCAAAATGACTGGAGTCGGCAATGGCACACTAGGTGATTTGTATATGGCTGTGTTCATGCCAAAGTACATTGGCTATGATGATAAACATGTGCTGGGACAACGTGGAGCACCAGGCTTCTCGGGTGCAGTTTATAGACAGAACAGTGGACTTGATCGCAACAAAGACGACAAGATCACTATTGCTGACGTAAAACAATCTGTACAACGATTTGCATAACTAAATACCTACATGAATTTAGTAGGTAATTTATTAATTGCGCCTCCAGCCGTAAAAAACAACTTCTGGCACAAATCTGTCATAATGGTAACAGAACACCATGCTGGTGGAACTGTTGGCCTAGTGCTGAACAAGCGAAGCGAAATGAGTATTCGAGAGTTTGGAGAACAAGTTAACATCGAACTCAATATACCAGGCTTTGTGTATTTAGGTGGTCCAGTCAACTCTAAAAGTTTAAGTTTCCTGCACAGCAATGAATGGTCCAGTAAAAACACCATGCGTATGAATGACACGTTTAGTCTAAGCAGTGCTGACGATATACTGCCCAGGATGTCACAAGGAGACTATCCCATATATTGGAGATTGTTTCTAGGCATGTGTGGCTGGAGTCCAAACCAATTGTTAGGCGAAATCAAAGGCGATCCTCCTTGGAGCCAAAACACCAGTTGGTGTTTGTCCACATCATCAATGGATTTGGTATTTGGATCAGACAACAAAGATCAGTGGTGCAACGCCTTGGATCGAAGTGGCTTAGAATTTGCCCAAAAACTGCTATCCTAACACTGTTGACTTAAATACAAAGTGAGTGTAAAATAAACACTTCATAGGTTGGGTCTGTAACGCAACTGAAAGAGGTAATCAAAATGGCAGATGTTCTGCTCCTTAATGCTGACGGTAATCCTGTCAGCTATATGCCGTTAAGCACCCTAACATGGGAAGATGCTATCAAATACATGGTTCTGGACAAGGCCGATGTGTTGCTGTGGCACGACAATTGGATTGTGCATTCAGCCCGTTGGGAAACACAAGTGCCCAGCGTTATGATTCTACGCGACTACATGAAACCAAAAGTATCTGTACGTTTTAGTCGTAGTAATGTGTACCTACGAGACAATGGTGAATGCCAATATTGCGCCACAAAGATAGAACGTAAAGAATCTACATTGGATCACGTGTTGCCTGTGAGCAAAGGCGGCAAGAGTGTATGGGAAAACTGTACAACTGCCTGCGCACCTTGCAATGCTTCAAAGAGCGACAAGGTTAAGGGATGGAAGCCACGAATCAAACCTTACAAGCCAGACTACTACGAACTTGTAAATAAGCGTAAGAAGCAAGGCTTCGTTAACGTGAGGTTTACAGAATGGCTACAATTCATCCAGTAAAAAGATTCCTATGGAAAATCCTAGGATTCATTAGTTTAGGTATGGCGTATGTTGGGTTAATCACACCCGGCATACCCTACAGTTGTTTTGTGGTGTTTGCGGCCTATTGTTTTGCCAAAGGCTCGCCAAAGATGCATGCCTGGTTATACAATCACAAGATCTTTGGCCCGTTCCTAACTAACTGGGGTGAAAAGCGTGTGTTTCCAACAAAAATGAAATACTTTATGTTAGCCATGATGAGCACCAGCTTGATTATCATGAGCTTTACTGTGCCTGTAAAAGGTGTTGTATACACAGGCATCTTCATGTTTGTTGTAGCAGTATGGGCTTGGAGGTTTCCAGGCAGTGTGGCTGAACACAACACACGTATTGAAGAAGGCCGCAAGATTGGATGGTTCAACAATAATTTCTAATAAATACTCTTATAACAAGGAGTATACATGAAAAAATTATTAGCAGTATTGTTGTTAGTCCCAGTACTAGTATTTGCACAAAAAACACCTCAAGGCGTTACTTATGACGCACAAATTATCAGAGTAACGGATGGCGATACAGTTGTTATCGCCGCACCCTTTCTACCTGCACCCCTTAAGCCCGAACTTGCAATACGAGTCTATGGAGTCGATACTCCGGAAAAAGGATTTAGAGGTCAATGCGACAGCGAAAAGCAACGTGGTGAAGCCGCTTCCGTTTTCACTAAAGGCCTCATTAACGCCAGCCAACAGCGACAAGTCATTCTATATGGTTGGGATAAATTCGGTGGCCGTGTATTGGGTGATATCATTCTAAATGGTCAGAGCTTACGTGCTCAATTGATTGCCAATGGCTTTGCTCGTGAGTATTATGGCGATGCCAAACAAAGCTGGTGTAACTAATGGAAAATGAATATCCAGTGTGGCCCGAAGACGATGGAACAGACACTAAAAGAAATCCTTACAGCCCTGTATAACGGCTTGGCATTATTTGGATGCGGACTTGTAGGTCTACCTTTAACTATTGGAGATTTAACAAATCATGAGAGCAAGTGAAATTTTAACTGAGAAATGGAGTAAGAAATACAAGAGCAGTATCAACTGCTCTCATCCAAAAGGATTCAGTCAACGGGCTCATTGTGCTGGCAAAAAGAAACACAACGAAAGTGTTGAAATGGAAATGGTGTGTGAAACATGTGGAATGTGTCAATCGCACGGCACACTGAACGAAATCAAGAAAGGCTCTAAAGACTCAAACGGTTTTACCAAGTGCTGGCCTGGCAAACATGCTGAAGGTACCAAGAAAGGCAAGAATGGAGGACAAGTACGCAACTGTGTACCCAATGAGGGCATATCAGAAGACTGGAACAAAGTCAACAAGAAAGACAAGACAGACGGACTAAGTCAAAAAGCTGTGAATGCTTATCGCAGAGAAAATCCAGGTAGCAAGTTAAAGACTGCTGTCACTACCAAGCCCAGTAAACTAAAAGCAGGTTCAAAAGCAGCCAAACGCCGTAAATCATTCTGTGCTAGGATGGGAGGCAACAAAGGCCCAATGAAAAAACCCAATGGTAAACCTACTCCTAAAGCATTAGCACTACGCAGATGGAATTGTGAAAGTGTTGAGCAAATGCAAGAACTAATCATGTTGGGCGAAGCCTATATAAAAAACATGAAAGAAAAGTTAGCGCCAGCCAGCACATTTACTGGCAGTAAGAAAAACAAGATCAATGGCAAAGGCATGCTGAGAAACGGTCCGGCCAAACCAGGACATTTGGTAGGCGGCGGCTAAATGAGAGCAAGCGATTTTGAAATCAGCAACTACAGCAAACTGGATAAGATATTATCCAAGTTGTGTGAAATGGTTGTAAAGGGACAGCAGTCTGAAAAAGACTACGGCATGGTCGCTGCCGCTGTGTTGGATCCAGACAATCAAATCGTTGCCCGTTTAAATCGTCCAGGTGACAATGGCAAACGTGTACACGCTGAACATGCTGCCATGGAAGATTACACAAACAAGTATGGACTTATACCAGAAGGCAGTATTGTGATAACAACATTAAGTCCATGCAATGAATCCATGGACGAACGTGATGGTCCCAGTTGTACTGAACTTATAAACAACAGCACAGTTAAAAAAGTCTACTGTGGTTATATGGATCCTACACAAGATGATGACAGTAGACAGTTTAATCTAATGGAAACTGCTGATCGAGAACTGCGTAAAAAATG